GAAGCGGCTTATAATTTATTTTTAACTGGTGATATTGTTAATAAACCAAGAGTTGCAACAAGTACCGAAATGACAAAACAGCAGTTAATGCGCGATAAAGTAAAATTAGAAGACGAGTACAAAAAACTAGGTAACGCTGGATTTGGCGGAATGGCACAACCCAAAGACGAAGCAAGTAGACAAAGAATGAATGAAATTAATGGTGAAATCGATACCATTGATAAAAAAATAGAAGACATTACTACCAAGATTGAAAAAGAGCGTTTAGCAAGAATTAAAAGTACAACTAAGATGTTTGAGGAGTTTGGATTAGGTAAGGATTATTTTAAACAATTTAAAGGAGCCGCAAAACATAAAGATGGGTGGGCATTTTTCCAAGGAATGGTTGAAGCAAAAGTTCTAGGCAAAGGAATGAACATGACACAAGTTGAACCACAAGTCATGGAAAAAGCAAAAAACTTAATCAGTGCTTCTGGCAGAACAGGCGAAGCATTAATGGCACCAACTAAAGAAAATAAAGAATTATGGGATAAAGTTAATGAGATCTTAAGTAGATTTAATAAACCCGATGTGGATTACGACCCAAATAAAGAAGGAATCCAAAACACTATTCCTAAAGAAACTACTAAACAACAAATCGATGCATTAAATGAAATGGGTAAAAAGTTGGATGTTATTGTGGCGGTGTTAAATCAAGGAAATAAAAATACTAAAGAAATTCAACGTCATGTACAGGTAGGATAATTTAGTAACATTTTACAAACAGCATAAATACAGCAATATTAATTAAAACAGGTTATCCATATGCCATGGAAAAAATATTTTAAAGTTGCTGATACATCAGGACAGTTTAGTCCACTAAGTGGTGCTAACAACACACCACAATCAAGTAACTTCGCATTTAGAAACTATCAAAGTAAACTTCCTGAAGTTTATACAGGGCATCCTAACCGTGTTGAACGTTACAATCAATACGAAGCGATGGATATGGATAGTGAAGTAAATGCTTGTTTAGATATTATTTCTGAGTTCAGTACACAAGCAAACGATATTACGGATAGTCCATTTGATATTAAGTATCAAGAAAAACCAACAGATAACGAAGTTAACATTCTTAAAGAGCAATTATCACAGTGGGTTAAACTTAATAGGTTCAACGAGCGTTTATTTAAAATATTTCGTAATACAATTAAGTACGGTGACCAAGTATTCATTAGAGACCCTGAAAACTTTAAACTTATGTGGGTTGAACCTACTAAAGTATCAAGAGTAATTGTTAATGAAAGCGACGGTAAAGAACCAGAGCAGTACGTTATCCAGGATATTAATCCTAATTTTCAAAACTTAACAGTTGCGGCTAAAAATACAGATGACTTTTCTGTAAACCCTGCACGTGGTGGTTACACCGCACCAAATCAAGCACCTGTAAGTGGCGGCAACTTAAATAATAACGGCACACGTTTTTCTAATTCAATGAAAGAGTCTGTTATTGATGCTAAACACGTTGTGCATATGAGTTTAACAGAAGGACTTGATGTTACTTGGCCGTTTGGTACTAGTATCTTAGAAAACATTTACAAAGTATTCAAGCAAAAAGAAATGCTTGAAGATGCTATTTTAATCTACCGAATCCAAAGAGCACCTGAGCGTCGTGTGTTCTACATTGATGTTGGTAATATGCCTAGTCATATGGCAATGAGTTTTGTGGAACGTGTTAAAAATGAAATTCATCAAAGACGTATTCCTACACAAGATGGTGGCGGTAATAATATGTTGGATGCAACATATAATCCATTATCAACAAACGAGGACTTCTTCTTTCCACAAACAGCAGAAGGTCGTGGTTCTAAAGTAGATACATTACCAGGCGGCGAAAACTTAGGTCAAATTGATGACTTACGTTATTTTAATAATAAGTTAGCACGTGGTTTACGTGTGCCAAGTAGTTACTTACCAAGTGGTCCAGATGATAATCCATCTCCACTAACTGATGGACGTTTAGGTACAGCACTTATTCAGGAATTTAGATTTAATCAATACTGTAAGCGTTTACAAGCGTCTTTAGCACGTATTCTTAATACAGAATTTAAACTTTACTTAGCGTACAGAGGATTTAATATTGATAGTAGTTTATTTGATATTAAATTTAATGAACCGCAGAACTTTGCTAGTTACAGACAAAGTGAGTTAGATGCAACACGAGTTTCAACATTTAATAATTTAGAGCAATATCCATATCTTAGTAAGCGTTTCTTATTGGAGCGTTACTTAGGTTTATCCGAAGAAGAAATGACTAAAAACGAGGAACAGTGGGAAGAAGAAAACTCCAAACAGCAAAATATTGATGCAGAAGGACAAGACTTACGTGGTGTTGGTGTTATGCCGGGAGGATTTGAAAGCGATATTGGAACTATGGATGAACTTGCAGGAATGGAAGATATGCCTGACGAAGATATGGGTCCGGAAGGCGGAGTTGATGCAGAATTAAATCCAATGGCCGCTGAAGCACCACCTACACCAGGCGGAGATGTTGGCGGATTACCATAAATAGTACTATGATATTAAACGAACTTTTCAATAAAGCAGTTCCTGGATACCAGGATTTAGAAGATGACAATACACAAATCACAAAAGACGATTTGCGTAAAACCCGTCTTACTTTAAAACAAATTAATAAATTACGTCAAATGAATGACATACGTAATATCGAACGTAAAGAAAAGTTAGAAAAAATTCAAACAATGTATTCTGCTCCAAGCGAGGATATGAGCGGCGGTTTTTAAGTAGAAATCTTAAAAATCACACAAAATCACACAAAATTCTTAAAAAAGGCACCTTTCTGCTTGTAATTTCTACATTCCTTGTAAATACACACACGAACATTTTAATTTTTGGAGTTAACAATGAGTAACAAATTTGAGAAACTAATTGAGTACGTTATCAACGACGAAGATCAGAAGGCTTCTGATCTTTTTCATGAAATAGTTGTTGGTAAATCACGTGAAATTTACGAAAGCCTAATGCAAGACGATATCGGCGGCGACGAAGTTGATGATTTTATCGACGACGTTGAAGCTGACGAAGAAGGCATTGAATTAGACGACAACGAAGAAGAAGTTGTTGATATGGACTTTGACAATGACGGCGAACCTGACGATCACGAAGAAGAGCACGAAGATATTGAAGACCGTGTTGTTGATTTAGAAGATAAGTTAGATGAGTTAATGGCTGAATTCGACGAGTTAATCGACGATGGTGCAGAAGAAGAAGTTGCAGACGAATTAGAAGCAGAAGAAGAACTTTCATTTGAAGAAAGTGCAGACGCTGATGAGTCTAAAGAAGAGTTAGAAGAGAGCGCAGAATTAGAAGCGGCTCCTAAGCCAACTACTTCAGAAGAAGGTTCTGTAAACACTAAGAGTGCTAATGCAGACGATGCAGGCAAGAAAGCAAAAACAGATGCTAAGCCTGTAAGTACAGATACATCAGCAGAAAAAGGTCGACCTGCTCCTAAAGCACAAGATTTAGGCGTTGATGGTCCAGAAGGCGGTGCAAAGTTAGAAAAAGCACCAGCACCTAAAAAAGGTTAATAAGAAATGGCGTTCTTACAAGAAAATTTATCATTTGATGCCGCTCAAGTAGTACTTGAGCACGAAGAAGGCACAGAAGGTAAATCATTATTCATGAAAGGACTTTGCATCCAAGGTGATGTGAAGAACGCCAACCAGCGTATCTACCCAGTTAATGAAATTAATAATGCTGTTAAAACATTAAAAGAACAAATTGGCGGTGGATATTCTGTATTGGGTGAATTAGACCACCCAGATGATTTAAAAATTAACTTAGACCGTGTGAGTCACGTTATCACAGATATGTGGATGGAAGGCGCAAACGGTTTCGGTAAATTAAAAATATTGCCAACTCCAATGGGGACATTAGTTGAAACCATGTTGAGTAATGGCGTTAAATTAGGTGTCTCGAGCCGTGGTAGCGGTAACGTTAACGAAAGCAACGGACATGTAAGTGATTTTGAAATAGTAACAGTTGACGTTGTAGCACAACCTAGTGCGCCTGATGCGTATCCAACAGCAATTTACGAAGGATTGTTGAATATGGAAGGTGGTTCTAAGTTGCTAGAAATGGCTTCTGATGCTAGAGAAAGTATCACAGCACAGAGATTTTTGAAAAGTGGAATTATTCAACTTATCAAAGACCTCAAATTATAGGAGAAATCGATGCTAGATGCAATGAAACCCTTGCTTGACAGTGAACTTATTAACGAAGATACTCGTGTAGCAATCCAGGAAGAATGGGATAAAAAACTAAACGAGACTCGTGAAGAAGTACGCACTGAGTTGCGCGAAGAATTCGCACAGCGTTATGAGCATGACAAACAAACAATGGTGGAAGCACTAGACCGTATGGTATCCGAAAGTCTTGAAGCGGAAATTCAAGAAGTTATTACTGAAAAGGAACAACTTGCTGAAGACCGTGTTAAGTTCAACAAGAAGATGGTTGAAAATAGCGATAAATTTAATAAATTTATGGTTACTAAGTTATCTGAAGAAATTAACGATTTAAGACAAGATAGACAAATTCAAGCAGAAGGTATGCAAAAGTTAGAAGACTTTGTAGTTAAGTCACTTGCTAAAGAAATTACAGAATTTGCACAAGATAAGAAAGAAGTTATTGAAACTAAAGTAAGACTTGTAGCAGAAGCAAAGGATAAACTAGAAACTCTTAAAACAACATTTGTTAAAGAAAATTCTGAAAAAATTGAATCTGTTGTTGCCAAGCGTCTAGAAGACGAATTATCACAATTACAAGAAGATGTTAAAGTTGCTCGTGAGAATAACTTTGGACGTCGTATCTTTGAAGCGTTCGCTACAGAATTCACTGGTACTCATTTAAATGAGAACGCAGTAGTTCGTGAACTAACTGATAAGATTGTAGAGCGTGATGAGAAGTTAGCCGAAGCGAAAGAAACAATTAAGAAAGCAAAAGTATTAGTTGAGTCGAAAAATAAAGAAGTTGAGACCATTAAGGAATCAAACGAACGTGCCAAGACTATGGATGAACTGTTAAGTCCTCTACAAGAAGACAAAGCAGAAGTAATGCAGAACTTACTTGAAAACGTTCAAACTTCAAGACTTCAACATACATTTGAGAAATACTTACCAGCCGTTCTTGCCAATAAGTCTGTAGGTTCAGATGTAAAACGTAAGAAAGCACTAACTGAGAGTAAAACCGAAGTTACTGGTGATAAACAACAAACAAAAGAACTGTGCAAAGAGAGTATCGACAATATTGTTGATATTCGACGTTTAGCAGGTCTTTAATTAACTGATTTTTAGGAGAAAAAAATGTCAGAACAATTAATCGAAAGTCGTTGGTCAGAGACTAAAGACGCCTTGCTAGAAGGTCTACAAGGTACAAAAAGAACAACTATGGGTGTTGTTTTAGAAAACACTCGTAACCACTTAGCGGAAAGTGCGTCAGCAGGCGCTACTGCATCTGGTAACGTTGCTACACTTAACCGTGTAATTTTACCAGTAATTCGACGTGTGATGCCTACGGTAATTGCTAACGACCTAGTTGGTGTACAGCCAATGTCAGGTCCAGTAAGTCAAATTCATACATTACGTGTACGTTATGGTACTACAATGAATGATACTAGTGCTGTAAACACAGACACTACTGCAGGTGACGAAGCATTGAGTCCATTCAAGATTGCTACAGCATACTCGGCTGGTACAGGCGCTACACAAGCGGCTTACACAGGTGGTGCTACATCAGCTCTTGAAGGTAACGGTGGTCGTAACATTAGTGTTCAGTTATTGAAACAAGCTGTTGAAGCTAAAACACGTAAGTTACAAGCACGTTGGACATTTGAAGCGGCACAAGATGCTAATTCAATGCACGGTATTGATGTTGAAGCTGAAATTATGGCGGCTCTAGCACAAGAAATTACTGCTGAAATTGATCAAGAGATTTTACAATCTTTACGTTCATTAGCAAACACTGAGTTTACATACGACCAAGCGGCAGTATCTGGTACTGCAACTTTCGTTGGTGACGAGCATGCGGCACTAGCTGTTTTAATTAACAGAACTGCTAACTTAATCGCACAACGTACACGTCGTGGCGCAGGTAACTGGGCAGTAACTAGTCCACAATCATTAACAATCCTACAGTCTGCAACTACTTCGGCATTTGCTCGTAGTACAGAAGGTACATTTGAAGCTCCTACAAACACTAAGTTTGTTGGTACATTAAATGGTGCTATGAAAGTATATGTTGATTCATATGCGGCAGACAGTACAGCAGTACTAGTTGGTTACAAAGGTTCTAGTGAATCAGATGCACCATCTTTCTACTGTCCGTACATTCCATTAATGAGTAGTGGTACAGTACTAGATCCTAGTACATTTGAGCCAGTAGTTTCATTTATGACGAGATATGGCTACGTGGAGCTGACTAACACAGCATCTTCATTTGGTAATGCTGGCGACTACTTAGGTGAAGTTGCAGTTTCTAACTTGTCTTTCTCTTAATACAAGAAATAGATAGTTAAAAACAGTTCTTAGAACAGTTATAAAAACCCACCGCAAGGTGGGTTTTTTTACGACTAAAATTTCTTAACATAAAACAATTTCCAAAACCGTAATAATCAATACGGTAATAAATACGTATATTATCTTTAAGTAAAAATATATGGATTTTTTAAAAATAGTTGCAGAAGTAGGTTTTCCAATAGCAGGTGCTATTGGTGCAGGTTACTTTGTATTCTTAACAGTTAAATTTATACTAGCAGGTGTAACTGGTGGTGTTAATGGACTTAAAAATATCATTGGTGCTTTGGATAATAGAGTACAAACAATGAATAATGACTTAGTCAAAATCGACGCATTGTTAAGTCATGTTCTTGGTGTTAAGCCAAATATAGAGCGTATTGCCGCTAATGAAGGTAAAGAAGATGCACGTAGAGATTAACC